AACTTCTAGCTTCATACTGTAATTTGCTCCATATCATTTTCTGCTCTGGTGATTGACTGTAATCTTAATACATCAGCCAATATGTCCCATGCAGAATCGTGTGCTTTAAAAACAGAATCCCACTTTTCTTCGTTTGCACAAGGAGGGAATCCGTTCTTCTTTAAACCGAAATCAAACTTTGCATCAATGAATGTTCTTGTATCTCTAACTGTCCAATGCTTTAGTTTGTTTTGTAGATGACCGATTTTATTTTGAGACTTAAATAGTCTTTCTAATATTACTGGGTCGAATGAATTAGATCTTGACCACCAATAATCAATCTTTGGTCCGTCAATTAAAAAGTCAGTAAACTGTTTCACAAAGTCTTCAACCGATAGGTCTGAACTTTTAGGAGCAATATTCTTTCTTACTTCTGAATCTTGTTTTGACCAAAAGTCGAGAGTGCCTTTATCGACTACCCAACCATAGTTCTTTACTTGTTCTGCTACATCCAATTTAAATTTCTTTGCCTTGAATACATCACTCAGATTGTAAGGATCATTTGATGTAAACTTGTCCCACTGAAATACCATTACAGATACATCAATGACTGCACAGTTATGAACATCTTGTCCCATTGTCTCGAAGTCGATAATTAAATCGTTTCTCATATGTTTACCTTTAATTTAATATACTATTATAACAAACTTTACTAGTCATGTCAATAGTTTTATCCAAAGAATTCAGATAAATTTGGAGTTGTATCTACGCCGTTAGGATCAAGCTCCATTAATTGTTTATGATTGTTCTGTCTCAAATAAGTAGTATCTGATAAATCTAACTTGCCTGTTAGAAACTTGCCAATCTCTGTATGTAAATCCCTTGATGTTGGTACAGGAACGTTTTGAGCAATATGATTCATTTTCTTTAAACCATGTAACAACTCAAAGTCTTCAGGAAAGCCCATTAGGTGTAATGCTTCTCTAATCGTTAAGGATCGTTCTTCTGTTGGATGCATCGTGTCAACCATATTACGACCAATCACTGCATTCATATATTCACCAAAGACATGTACTGAACCATCCCATACACCTTTGCCATCAGCAAACTTCATAATTGCGTGGTCGGAATATTTAATACCTTTCTCATTGCCTGTCTTATGGAACCATTCGTTAGCTTCTTTCATCCAACCTTTCTTACAAACGTAATTCAGAGTTGTCTTAACATTCTCTTCAACCATCAACTCTCTAACTTCTCTGTTAGTCTTTGTCTTGATGAAATTGTAATACGGTTCGTCAGGTACATGTTTATTAATAATCAAATCCTGATGTAACGCATCAACTGGAATCTCTTGAAGGTATTCTTTAAAATCTTTTCTATCTTTATTATACCAGTTCATTACAGGAGCGGACTCTGACTTCCAACCAATCGCGAAAGTCCTGTCGCGTCCCTGTGGAACTCCGTGGAATCTCGTCGATGTTTTATATAGGGACAAAGAATAACCTCTCTCAGCGCAAATTTCGTACAGTCGATTCGCTACAGGACGTCCTTTATTTGTAAACAATGCAGGAGCATTCTCAACGATGACTACCTTTGCACCAAGTTTATCAATACCATCTTGAAAGACCATATACATAAATTCGTTCTTAGCACAACCTGCACCTTTACTCTCTCCGGTTGTTCCTGTATTCAATTGAGATAATGCAGCACAAGGTGGAGTACCAGAAACAACATCAACCTGTTTGATTTGACCAGGCTCTGCTTCATCAAGTTTAATATAAGGAATATCACGTCCTTTTGTATTTTGTTGATAGTTTACATAATGACTATCGTTATCCTCAAATCCACCATAAGAGTAGATTGCTTCAGGTGGTTTACCAAACGCCTTTTCTGCGCCTAGCATTTGTCCACCGATAAGTGGAATAAGTGGAGCCCATGTTATTTCTTTCTTGTTCATCCGAAAAAGTCCTCAAGTGTTGCAGCTACTTTCTTATCAAATTCCATTACATTGGGGGCAACATAATCATTATCAATCGCTGTCATAATTTTATTGTTTAAGAATGTTCCATCGTAATATTCAGGTTTGCATAATAGTTTACGCAGTCCTGTAATTACCGATTCATATTCCTGTTCGTTATTTAATAACCTATCCATCCTTTCTTTAAATTCAGCAGGAGTCTTTGGTCTTAAAAATTCTGGTATTGGCAAATGCCCTTGTTCATCATAAGATGGATGCAAGAACGGTATCACACCAGCATGTACCATTTCAATATACTTTGAAGTTACCCAACCTTTTGCGATTGGAATAATAAAAGTAAATTTAACATTGTTCATTTTAGCCATTACATCATCAAGATGAATAGATCCTTTGAACCTTGCGTCTGTTTCGGTATTAGGATGTTCCCATTTACCGTAGATCTCAACATCGTCATGTTCATCTAATACCCAGTCCTTTAATAAATTATATCTTGAAGGCTTTGCTTCATTGAGAATAACCATGAAAGGAACATTACGATTTAAATTGAACTGTTCAGTGTGTTGATAGTTAATACAGAAACAAGTTTCCATTCCTGCATATGTTGAAGGCATTGATCTGTCGTAACGATCTTGTTCTTCGTAAGATTTAATACTACTTACTTTATATTCGTAATCGTATTGACCTAAAGATATATTTGGTAGATTGAATATGTCTCTTGATTGATTCATGACATACCGAGGATCGTTTACAATCTCAACATAATCAGGATTCTCTTCGTTAATCCAAATCGCAATTGGTGATGTATAATTCTTTGTCATATCAATCACAGAAGCTTTAAGCGTACGATCTTTAACTTGTTCAATTTTACCTGGAATGGTAACAGTACCAACTTGACCAACCATTAAAACAGTATAGTCTAATTTCATTGACCTACTCTTAAAGTAATCAATTACGTGATTAAAGAATCTATCTTCGTCTTTGTTTTTAATACCTTTCCAAATATCAATTACATTATCAAAGGGAAACAACTCCAATGATTCAGACTCATTTAGAGTACTGAAATCAGATCGTCCGATAATGTAAAATGTTTTGTCTGGGTTATTATTTGCGAGTGCAATAAGTACTGTAGACGGCTCGTTGTCTCCACCAATAGGAGAGAAGCGATTCCGCTTAAACTTGACCGATTTACCGATCTTTCCAAATCCAATGTTTTTCATAATATAAAGTTTGCCGTTCTGTTAAATTTATTTATCCGAATTGACCACACGTTGTCTGAGCTCTGACGAACTGAAAGAATGCCTTCTACGATTATAATGAACAGGACATAAACCTTTTCCAGTATGCTCAACATCTTTGTATTCTTCACCAACAATTCTAATATCAGGATTGATAGTTAAAATCATATCAACCAATTCTTGTTCAGTTGAGAAAGGTATTACCTCGTCTACATATTTACAAGAAGATAACTGTATGTATCTTTCAAATGGAGTCTGAACTGGTGCGTTCTTTGCATCAGGACGATCCACGGTTGGGTCAATCAATAATCCAACAATTAAATAATCACACAACGTCTTTGCTTCTTGTAGCATTACAATATGACCTGCATGAAACAGATCAAACGTTGAACATGTAAATCCGACCTTACAATCTGCCGGTAATTTTTTCCTATCTAGAAACATTTTCTTCCCTCAAAATTTCTTTAACTCGTTTAGCATACACCGTATAGAGTGGTGTTTTATCAGTTGGTAGATAATGTATATATGCAGGGAAGGTTTTAAAATTTAACACTGCGTCGAGTTTTAGAACCGTAGTCCAAATACGTACGTCACTACCAAACCTACTTACCTCAAATCCATTCTCTGATAACCATCTATAATAAATTGCATATATGTTTTGTTCTATACACCAAAACTTTCCACCCATAGATCGGTTATTACCTGGAGTTCCATACTTTGGTATAACAGAACCACCATAACCTTTTTTGTTTTTATACTTGTGTACACCTTCCATAATAAGAACATACATATCTTTACAAGCTGCTCTTTTAAAGAACTCAAGATAATGATCGTTTCTTGTATGTACAACCTGACCAGAATTCATACTAAAATAAGGTTTGGTTCTCATTGTAGTAATATCAACCTTATCCTTATAAATTGGATCAAGTACTACTTCTACAAACTTACCCATAATACCTAATGCAGATTCGTTATAGAATACATAAGGTTCAAAGAAATAGTGGTCAACAGGCTTGAGTAATAACGTATCGTCATCAATCATCATTGCTCTGTTGATGTTTAATATTTCATGTACATAAGGAAAGACCAACCATTTGATTGCCACTCCATATACATCAAGTATTCGTAACAACCACTCTTCATCAAAGAAATGTTTTACTTTAGCAATCACATCAGTTGCATAGTGAATTGTTATCTTATCTGATATACTTTCTACGTTATAGGTAGTATGCCGATCATCTAAGATAACATGCAAATTCATATATGTATCTTCGTCGTATACATTATACATCTCAAGAAGGTTTTCAATCCTTGAGATTTTATTGCTTACTATAAATATATTATTAGCCTGCATATT